AACGGTGCAAGTTTAACAAGACTTGACTGTAAAGCTTCAATCATTTGTACTGGTGTTCCTGCATTTTTAATTGTTGCAAGATTAATTCCAAATGATGCAAACTCTTTTGTTGCTGCAGATGTAGGGGCAATAATAGATGCCATAGCAGATTTCAATGCGTTAGCAGCTTGTACTGCTGGAACTCCCGCTTCTTTCATAGCAAGCAACATAACAGCAGTATCTTTATATGTTCCACCTAATTGTGCCATAATTGGACCAACACGTGGAATAGCATCTGTCATATCAGAAAGAGACATTGTTGTTTGNTTCTGCATAGATGANAAGAAGTTAACAGCATTACCTAAATCTTGTGTACTTACTTTATAAACATTCTGTAAAGATACAATAGCTGCAGTTGCTTGTGTAGCATCAATAGCACCCAACTTTGAAAGTCTTTGTGTTTGAGTAGTTATATTAAGAAGATTTTGTCCTTGAATACCCATAGCAGCAAAATTAGCTGCAACTTTAACGGTCTCAGACTGGGCAATACCCATACTTGAAGCAATATTTTTTCCAAGATTAAGAACTTGACCAGAAATCTGATTAAGTTGTGCTTGACTTGGAGGAGTAAGACCTTCACCATAAAGTCTTTGTAATCTTGTTAATTCTGTATTTACTGCTTTAAATGCTGTAACTGCTTGACTGCCAAAAAGAATAGCTGGCATTGCAAGACCAACAGTTAACTGACGACCAGCCCACTGTGTATTTTTACCAAAGTTAATAAGCTGTGTAGATCCTTCTTTAACAGCAAGATTATAAATATTTTGTTTAGCTGCTGCAATCTCAGTAGAATGAGATAGTTCATCAATCTTTGTTGGAGTATAAACACTATATNCCCCTTGCTTTGTAATATCTGTTTGAACTATAGAATTATTTAATTTAACTTGNTCNACTGCTAGTGCCTGTACAGATTTTTGTGCAGATGCAGATCTTCCAGTTATAATTCCAAAATANTGACCAAGACTTAATCTACCAGATTGAAGGGCTTGTCCAAATTTTTGTGTTTCTGATGTGAGCTGTACTGTTTGTTTTGTAAAATTACCACTTGACATTAAAGCATTAGAAAATTCAGATTGAACATTCTTTAATTGGTTTGCCATCTCTGGCTTTAAACCAACGCCAGCTACACTTGTTTGAAGTAATTCAACTTGTGCTTGAAGGGCTTTTATTTGGGCATTTACACTTGAGAAGTCACCTAGTGCGACTATCTTAAGTTCAATATTTGCCATATGTTATTCCCCCAATTGCATGAAGCTTAATCCTTCATTTATTCCAAAACCTTCGCTTTGAGCATTTCTAGCATTCATCAAACTTGAAACATCTTCAGGTTCTTTTTCTGCCTCATCAAGATCAATTCCTTGCATTGCTGCTAAGAACTTTCTCTCACGATGCTCTCTATCTCTAGAGGCATCTAATGTTGCCATTAATTCCTCTAACGATAAATTACTTTCAAGCTCATCATAGTTTTTCCAATGACCGAGCAAGAAAACTTCGGACTCAAGGGAGGCTAGATCTAGTTCGTCCCAACTAGAGCTGCTCCCAGAAGGTTTGGGTCATTAAGTTTTAAGCCCCCGCAAACTTCAAGAATCTTCATCATTGTTGGAGTATCAATGATTTCTTCAAATTTATCTTTATCTTCTGCTAGAGGTGACTTCACTGCTTCCAAGCACACCATTGCTGCTTTAATAAAAACTTCCATTGCTGCTTCTTCTGATTCATTATCAGGAAGCTCCATTTCTTTAATAACAGCCATAAATTTCTTAAGCTGTTTAATAGGTAGCGGTTTTAGAATGACGTTTGTTCCGTCACTCAATTCAATCTCTACTACATCATATACTGTTGTTGCCAATTTATAGCTCCTTTGTTTTATTAGTTAAATTATACCAATATAATACCTATGGACAAATTCAAGACCCCGCCATTTCTGACGGGGCTTGAAATTCTATATTAAGTTGTATTTAGTTGTTAGTTAGTGCCGAATACACGGTCAATAACAACACCATATTCTGAACCTGCATAAGCATAGTTAGAATCTGGTAGGCAACGGAAGTTCACTGGAAACACTGTTGCTCCATCACGCTTCAAAGCATGCATTGTTGTATCAATTGAAACAACACGACGTGCAACATAAACACGCTCTTTAGAACGCAAAGCATTTGTAGCTGTTCCAGCTGAGATTGTGCTAGAAGAGCTGATACCGATTGGTACTGAATCAGCAACTGATGTACCAACTTGCTGTGGAGCTTGTCCAACTGCAATTAGGACACGCTCTACTGGAGCATCTCCGAGAGCACCTGCTGCAATATTCAATGCTGCTGCTGGATTATCGTTAGTTCCAAGAGCTGCGTCATTATTTACGAGTGTTGGGATTGATGATACTGTGCTTGCAGTATTTGCAGCATAGTAAGTNTCCATTTGACCCCATGAGAATGTTAGATTCTCAAGTGTTGCTTCTGCAAGCTCTGTCTTAAGCGTAACCTTAAGGGATTGCTTGAATAGGCGAGCAGAGTCAAGTAGCTGATCAACCATTACATCGCCATATGTTGGCTCGTATGAAATTTCAAGACCTGTATTTGTGTATCCTACTTCACGATATCCAGTAGCTGGAGTAGCTGTAGAAGCTAGGAGAGACTGACGTGCTGGAGCGGTTGCTGAGAACAGAGATCCAAGTGTTGTTGAATCTGTTGCTGGGCGACCATAGTTATTAGAACTATTTCCAATACTTGTGAACAATGCTGCTGCACCGACGATTACGTTTTTTGTATTTGTAGCCATTTATTTATTTCACCACCTTATTTATTTTAAGTTTAAAAAAAAGAAGATGACAACTTGCTTCCTCATAGAAAATCATAGCATTAAACCAATATAATTCAAATTTTAGATATATCTACCTGTATTATTAGGTCCTTGATCTACCGAGCGTGTATACGTATATATAAAGGAGAAGTCTCCGCTCATAAACCCGCCTTCATCTATAAATGGTTGAACAGGGTTTGCTGATTCTATCCTGAAATTAAAGAACTTAAAAGGACTATTATTTGACTGTGCTAGGCTATTTACGTCAAGTGCAGATAGATCATATCTTCTAAAAAGATCTGTTAGAAAGTTAATGATTGTCAATATTTCAGAATTACTTCTTGATATTATTTGCATGACCATAGTTTCTTCTGAAATCCACCATTGTGGCCCGACTGGTTTTTGAATAATATCGTAAGTCATATATGTTTTCCCAGGGAGCAAATTATTAAATTCTGGAACTTGNTGGGAAGGAATAATAGGGACTAGTGGATAGTTAAATCCGTCAGCCATATAATCTTTAGAATTTAATAGACCTGCANTTTGTAATTCCGTCCATATAGCATTTCTTACATCAAATGCTGCAACATATGAATAATCTACTGTCATTTAATATTCGCTCCTTTATCAAACTTTTCAGCAACACTTTCTACTGCTGCTCTAACCTGCGTGACCCCATAATTATTTGAACTCATGACTATTGACACTTCATCAGATATCATCTCATATAGTCCAGAGGAATCCATAATTGCACCTGCATTTTTAGTATACCATTCAACTATATATGATGCGAATGCATTTTTTGTTTTTAGTCCTCCTGGATGAAGAATCTTTATTTGTGTTCCTGGGGCTATAAAAACTATTCCGTTATTACCAACAATTGATAAAACTCTTTTTGCAGTAAATGAGACTGGAGNTCCTGCTTCCATAACCTTTGCTTTATTGGCAAAAATACTTTTTCTTGATACTGCTTTGCCTGTTCTGCCAGGNATAAGTAATTCTTTATTAATGGGTACTGGCATTTTTGATGGCAAAAAGTTTGTAGTTATTAAAAGATTTCCATTTACAAGTAAAGATCTTTCCAGAANAAAAAGTCTTCCTNTTTTATTACCTATTTTACCCCACTCATAAACATGATGCATTTTCTTAGGATTTGCTCTTGCATAGTTATCTGCAGCAATCATAAATCTTTCGCCAGTTATTGAAAATGTTGCACGAGATATTGCTCCAACTACTCCAGGACCAGTCATTTCTTCTAGGCTAGCAACAAATTCATTTAAGTCTGCTTTTAGGTTATTGGTATCAATCTCAAGCTTTAGTGTCATCTTGCATCTCAGATCTTAGAAGAATTGTGTCATAGAATGTTATCTTGCCAAAAGGGTCAAGAACTGCATGTGATGCTGTGACTTCAAACTTAGTATCTGGTTGATCAATTTTATCTATTTCAACAAAAACTTGACGGTTGTCACTAGTTCTAATATTCTCAATACGCCAACGCTTACTCATAAGCTCTAGCGAATACATCTTTAGCTGTATCTTCTCATCATAATCCATATCAGAGGTTCTTGCAAAAGCTTTATTATCACCTTTTGAAGATGCTCCACGACTTTTAATAGGCTCTATTTTACATTGAATAGTTTTAGCATAAAGCCATTCACGCTTAATTGCACCTGTATTTGGATCTTGAACATTTTGCTGAATATAAACATCAGCTTTCATATTCATAGTTGTCCCAATAAACGAAGTATCTATTCCATTAAACATTATATTATAACAATATTTGCTTTACGATATTGATCAAGAATGTTATCTACCATAACATTTCCTGTACCGTTAAATGCTCCCGCAGCCATTCTAAGTGTAATTTCACTAAGAGTAACTTGAGACAAATATTTGTTTCTCCAATTATAGTCTTTAGCCAAAATATCTTGTTGCAGTAGCATTGATGCTAACTTGATATCTTCTGGTACATACTTATATCCAATTTCACCTACGAAGCGATAAAGATATCTGTCCCTGAATCTTCCATACTCATATATGGTCGGATCCATCTGATTATCCCACCCATTTGCCCAACCAGGCCACCAGATACGAATTTGATATCCTGTTGGACTAATTTCAGTATTATATCCAAAAGTATTATAGGTTGGTGTTTGAGTGTTATCAAAAACTAAAATTTCATTTTCATAGATTTGATCTAATGAAAGCATTTTTTCTGTGAGTTGGATGGTATTAGCACCAATTCCATAAATCTCTTGTCCACCATAATACCTATAGAATTTAATACCAGTATATCCTTCAATAATGGTTCTAGCCATTTTTTCAGTTTTTACAATTATTGATGGATCCATATAATTTGAATCAGTTTCAACAGGACTATATCCTAGAAAATCTATTGTCTCTGGAATTGTTGCATACGGAGTTTCAATACCATAGAAATCAGTTTGAGTCACATCAAGCCCGCCTAAAGAATATGACCACTGAACTTCTAATACCAGATTAATTTCAGTAATATTTGGAGTTAATGTAAAAGAATACATTCCAGTCTGCGGTTCATCAAAGGCAGACAAATTTGTATAGAGGGGTGTCTGGCTTAAAACACCGCCAGGGTTATAAATATCACTATCTGCATTAAAGATAGATAAAGTCGGTAAAGAATCAGCTTGTGATAACACGCCGTTATCGTATACCTGTAAATATATTTTTGCCTGGCTATTTGTGTTGATTGTTTGCACTCACGACACCCCCTATTTATTTTTT